CACGATTTTGTACAATTGTACTCCGAGTATAAGCAATAGATTATATTCTCAGATCCGGATTAGTACCACATCATAGTACCAATACCAAACAATGCGTGTTTATTTGCTGGTATCAAAACATGCATATAAGTAGAAGCTTATACTATGTGTGATAGTAGTTAAGTATATAAGTAGACACTCAACTACTCAGGATCTCAGATTGCAAAGACATCCCCCCGTGATTCCAAAAGAGGGGAGGGAATAATATGACTGGTTAGGTAAATTACATCACTCATCACCCCCCCGCAAAAAACTGAGAAATTCGAGCCAGCTAAGTTGCTGATATATATAATTTATTTGAAATGTGGACAGACAGACCGCCGCTACCCCTTCCGACCACCCTAAAATACATTAAAACCCTATAAGAGTCAATAACTTGGGGAAATTTGGGGTGGAAAATAAAAAGGTCTGCATAAAATGAGAGTTGAGAGGAACTCAGAGGGGTTATGCAGACCAGTTTTGTAACATAAATGGAGTTAGTGGTTGTCTAATCCACTGTTTAGTATAATAGATATACTATTTATGTTTGTCAAGCTATACTAGAAGTTGTATTATGTTATTGAATCTTAACTTCTTGGAGGATTGAATCATGGCTGGTTGGCAAGGACTTTATGATGATGTGCACGGTTTAACTTATGCACCACTTGGAACTCCAATTCCCATTAGTAGACGAACATTTAAAGAGATGCAGAAACGTGGTAACTATGCAATCTCGCAGAATTTACAGGATAGTATTGGCGGTGCAATGATTGTTCCATCAGCACGTGACAATGTTCAATATTTAAGTAACGATTTGGGTGGTAAACGTACAATCGTTGCGAACAATATCGTTGGTGCTGTAACGGATGCACAGCTACATGGTATTTTCGACACTAAAACTTCACTTAATATGGTTGGCGATTCAAGTGGTAATGGTGGAGCACTATTCGTCTGATTAAATAAGCAAGGGAGTATAAAATGGCTGGTGAAGCTGCTGCTTTTCGATCATTAACTCCGGAAGTGCAACAAAGAATTGCTAGAAGGATGGTACAAGGTGTACCGTCTAATACAGCTTTCAATAATGCACTTAGGGAATCACAAACCTCTGACTTTGTTGCAAGAGATGCATTAAAGATTCACGACTCAATGGTTGAAGAGTTTAGTGGTGGGCCAAGTATTAATGATACAATAAATCAGGGAATTGAGCCTACTCAGCCACAATTACCACCACAAGCACCACCACAGCAGAATTATCTTTCTCCGCAGGAAACTGGTTTACCACCTATTAATGAAAATCCTGCTCAGGGTAATGAATTTCAAAGTGAACGAATAACAGAAGAAAATCAATCAACTCGTTTCTTAGATCCATTCGCTGATAATTTTAAAGATACATCAACCATCGCTGGTATAGCTGCGGCACCATTTGCTGTTCGAGAGTTTATAAAACGTAGACAAGCACAAACACCAAATACTATCCCCGGTTATGAAGATTTAGCAGGCGAAGTTGAGTTTGCATTAACTGGTAAACAGGAAAGAGGTCAACTTGATCTATTTGATGATAGTGCTACTCCGAATAAACAACTACCGCCGGATGTACCTGAAGTTGATCCAAGACAGTCAGACATGTTCGCTGGTGGTGGTGATCCTCGACAGTTAGACCTTGCAATTGGCGAAGGTGAGTTACAACCACTCAATAATAGTGACGGTAAACTCGTTGGTTACACAGATACAAGTGCTGATGGTGTAACTAGCTACTACGATCGTGATAAACAATTCTTAGGTAGAAATATTGATGAAGTTAAAGCATCTGTTACAGGTGAAATACCATCAATACCAGAGAAACGTGCAACCAAGAAGAAGAAAGTTGCAAAAGTTGCGGCTGATTTCGCACTTGCTGATGAAATCCGTCCTAAAAGACGACAACGAGAGAAGGGTGCGTCACGTTTTGTAGACAAAGATGTTGATAAAACTGGTGAGATAAAAAGAGTAATCACCAATCCTGATGGAAGTAAGACATCTATAAATAAAGATCACAAACGTTGGCGCGAAGTTATAATTAGTGGCAGTAGTCGTAATAAGGATCAAAAAGTAATCATAGATGAAGTATCTGGACTAGTTTATGATGCAGAAGGATTTCAAGTTACTGGTGCCGAGCGTTTGAGTAGATTGAAGAAGGTACTTAAAAGTAAAAAACTTGCCAATGTAATCAAGGTGGTGTTCTGATGGAGAATGCTGTACTAGAACTTGCAGATGGAACTGTTATTGATCCTACAAGTGGCAGAGTAATCAACCCTACAATAGAAGAAATACAAGCTGAGACTTTTGTACAAATTCCATGTGGAAGTGAAGCAATTAAGATCGTTACGAATACTCGTAGGAAGGTTTCAGACTTACCGGACATTCCAGAGAGGATGAATACGATAAGTGTTGTACTTACTTATCATATGTTCGGACTTAGTGATGAAGAAATTGCCGTTGCTTCAGGTCTTAGAGTTGAACAAGTGACTTCCGTAAGACTTCTTGATGCATTTAGTGAAATGTTGGATGCAGTTAGTAAAGGAATTCTAAAGAATGATAAAGGTGAAGTGGAAAGTATCATTGAAGGTGCAGGTGTAAGTGCTGTAAATACTGTTAAAGATATCATGCATAGTGGTGATGATGATCGTGTTAGATTAAATGCTGCACAGGATATTCTTGATCGTGGTGGTCATCGTCCTGCTGATGTACTCGAAATACGAGGTAAAATGGCCAATACACTAAGAATTGAACACGTTATCCGAAGTGATGATATGCAGGCCCCAATAATTGATGTAACTCCTATAGAGGTAATTGAAGATGGCAACCGTAGTTAATGTAGCATTTCCAGCAAACGCAACAAGTGCTGATGGAAACATTACGATTAAGCAAAGTATTGCTGATCCACAAATTGATACGATCAATACTGGTGGCACTGTAGTAATTACTGGTGCATTTCCTGTAACTGATGATCGTAATGCTGGCGTACCAAATGGCTGAAACATTTAGAGTATATAGTAATTCCCTACAGGAAAGATTTGCCAAGTCGCGTATTAAAGTGCAAGTCTTCGGGGGAGGTTTTGCTAATGGTAAAACTGCTAATGCTGTAGTACAAAAAGTGCTTCCAATTGCAAAGGATTATCCCGGCGCGAATATTCTTGTGGCCCGTGCAACATATCCGAAGTTAAATGACACTATTAGGAAGGAATTTATAAAGTGGTGTCCAAAACAGTGGATAAAGAGTTTCCCAAGAAGTGCAAATGGTTCAAATACATGTACACTTGTAAATGATACGACAATAAACTTCCGTTATATACAACAACAGGGCAAGAAAGAAGAAACTTCAACATCCAACCTGCTATCTGCTACATATGATTTGATTGTTGTGGATCAAATGGAAGATCCAGAGATTGTTGAGAAAGACTTCGACGATTTACTTGGTAGACTTCGTGGTAATACTGAGTATATAGGTGATGATGAATCGATGCCTAAAACGGGGCCACGTTGGTTTATTCTTACAATGAATCCTACTCGTAATTGGTGTTATAAAAAGTTAATCAAGCCACTTCATCGTTATCAGAAGATAGGAATTGTCAGTGATGATCTACTTTGTGTTAGAGATTTAGAAACGCATCGTGCTGTTCGTGATGAAAATGGAAAGCCGACTTTGTTGATTGATTTATATGAAGGTAGTACATATGAGAACAAAGAAAATCTAGGTGCTGACTATATTCAGGCATTAGAATCATCTTATCGTGGGCAAATGCGTGATAGATTTCTTCTTGGGCTATGGCATGCATATGAGGGACTTATTTATCCACAATTTGAAGAAACAATTCATACTGTTGATCGTGTTGTAGCCGAACAATATTTAGATAGTATTAAGAGTCAGGGTTATGTAATCAACTGGTTAGAAGGATATGATTATGGTATTGCAGCAGAATCATGTTACTTACATAGTTTTATTGATAATGCTGGTAACATAATTGTACTTGATGGATTTTATAGAAAAGAGTACTCACCTGATGAACAGATTAAAGAGGTCAGAACAATTCGCGATAAATATGGTACACCTCATACTGGTCATATTGATGCTGATCCTTCTATTTTTAAGCGTAGCCCAGGTGGTCGGAATATTGTTGGAAGAAGTGTCGCTGATATTCTCTGGGATCATGGAGAAGGTTTCATGACTCGTCGTGGTAACAGTAATATTGTAAATGGCATCACAAAGGTACAGGAATATCTTGCTGTGATAGAAATGCATCGTAATCCATTTACTAACAACTTTGGCGCACCTCATATATACTTTGTTGATGATCTTGAATTCATTGCTGACGAGTTTAATTCTTATATGTGGAATACACCGAATACCAGTGTAGATAAAGAAGATAAACCCAAACTTGGTCAGAAAGATCATGCATTGGACGTTATAAAGTATATGCTTTCACGTAGACCGAAACTTAGTACGTTATTATTTCCGGGTACTACTGAAATGGTACCTGATACAACTGTTTGGCAAGAAATTGAAGATGCACCAGAAAGGGTGAGTGGTTATAGATATGGCTGAAATAGAAGACACGATTGCGAATAATAAGGATCTTGAACGTAGCCTTGAGAAAGGTGGTGTATCTCCCGTTGAGAAGAAGGTAGTTTTTACGCCTAGTTATCAAGTAGTTGGTACTGATAGTAAGATTCCAGTTAGTAAATCTCATGGTAATCTGTGGAAAAGTCGTATGCGTGCGGCAATGGCAAAAAGAGTAAAAAATAACGATGTTGAATCATGGCACGAGGCAGTTAAATATTACAAGCACGATCAGTTAGACTTCCGCGCAGAGAATATTGAAGCAAGTAGAAGTGATCCAATTGCACGTAAATATGGTAGACACTTTAGAGAAACAGAGAACATAGTCTTCGCAAATACATCTGCACTTGTTCCAGCTATCTACTCAAAGAATCCTAATATAGAAGTTACTGTTATAAAAGGTGAGAATAAAGATCTTGCGACAGTAGGTGAACGTCTTATTAATGTATTACTATCAAAACGTGCAAGTCCTGGTGTTAATTTAAAACCTAAGGCAAGAAGGAGTGTTGTTTCAACTGCACTGAAGAATATTTCCTACATAGAAACAGGTTATACATTTAAGAAGGATTCATCTCAACAGGCTATGGAAGAAATGACACAGCTTGCAATGGATTTACAAAATGCCAAAACTCCACAGGAAATTGAAGAGGTTGAGGGCAAACTTGTTGCTATGGAAGAAAAGATTGATCTGCTTCGTCCAAGTGGGCCGTGGTGTAAATTTCGTAGACCAGAGCAGGTACTTCGTGATCCAGATAGTGAGGGCGAAGAATTAAGTGATTGTAAATGGGTAATGATATGGGAATATGTATCTACTTCGTGGTTGGAAGCAGTCTTTTTTGATGATAAGAAGAATGGTAGTACAAAGTCAATATATAAGCCTACTCATATACTTAATGCGGGTGGTGAAGGTAGAAATGATGCTGAAAGTGAGATAGATACGTTTAGTTTACTTGATGATGATAATCAATCATCCGGTTCTGAATATGGATATGAGGATGAAGATTCTTATAGAAAAGCGCGTCGTACTAAAGTGTATTATGTCTGGGATAAAGTTACCCGACGTATTTATATGTACAATAGTGGTAATTGGACATGGCCTATATGGGTTTGGGATGACTATTTACATCTTGATACATTCTTTCCCCTGTCACAACTTGTTTTCTACACCGATCCAGAAGAAGGTATTGCAAAAGGTGAAGTAGTTTATTATCTGGATCAACAGGATGCAATTAATGAAATCAATAGTGAATTTCGTTTTGCAAGACAACAAGCAAAGAATAATCTGGTATATGATAAGAATCGTGGCAATAGAGAAGACATAGAAAAACTTATCAAGGGTGATGAATCAGTTGCCGTTGGTATTGATGTGCCAGAAGGTTATTCTCTTAAGGATGTATTACAAAGTGTTGTTCCTCCTAGTATGCAGTATGCTGAATTGTTTGATAAACGTTCACAGTATGAAGCAATCGATCGCATTTCATCTGTTACTGGTGTAATGCGTGGGACGGAATTTAAAACCAATACAACTAATCAGGCAATTAACCAATATACAAACTCAACGCAGAGTAGACTTGATGAGAAAATAGATGCCATTGAAGACTATGTTGGTGACATCGGATGGAAAATTCTACAACTTTGTCTACAATTTATGGATAAGGAACAGGTTGTTTCACTTATTGGTGAACGTGGCAGTGTTTGGGTGAATATGGCTGCTGCAGATATACAAGCTAATATTCAGATGCGTATAATTGGTGGTAGTAGTATAAAACCGACGTCACAAGTTAAGAAGCAAATGGCATTGGAAGTTGGTCAAGTATTGGGACAATTTGTAAATGCGGCACCACAGGCTGTAACAAGTGTAATGTTGAAAGTGTTTTCTAATGCATTTGAAGAAATTGTTATTACTGAAGAAGATTGGGCAAGTGTTGCGCAAAGTATGGCACAACCGGCACAGCAACCGGGACAGGGTTCTCCACAAGGTGGACAAGGTGATGATATTGAGCAAGTTATCAGCAAATTACCTCCCGAGGCTCAACAAGCCGTACAGCAAGCAATCGAAAAAGGCGTTCCACCTGATGTTGCTGTGCAGAAAGTTATTGGAATGTTACAAGGTGGACAAGAACCACCACAACAGTAGGAGAGTATGATGATTATAGATAATGACGACAAAGATGATGACATCTTAGCAAAACATATTAAGTTTGCTGAAGATAATGCTGCTGATGATCCGGAATTTACGGCTGATGCGGCTGTTGATAATGATGAAGGTGATGATGATGCGATTAAGGCAAAAATACCGGCGGAAACAATTGGTACGGGAGATCCCAATGCAACCAAAACTGACGATCCCACTGGCGAAAGCATTAAAAAAGACGAAGGAGTACAACAAGAACCTACCGGAGCAACAACAGAGCCTGTTCCTACCAACAAAACTGTTGCCGACGCAGAAGGAAACTTTGTAGATGCAGAAGGTAAAATTATTGCTCGTGCTGGCTCCGAACGCAGAATGTATGAAAAATTGCAGCGAACAGAACGTAGTTCACAGTTTTTTGAGGGTGAAGTTAATCGTTTACAGCAGGAAGGTGAACAAGTTAAGGCACTTAATGGTCTTCCTGAAAAGTATAAGCTTAATGAGCAAGAAGTCGGACTCGGATTACAGATTATAGATCAACTTAAAACAAATCCTGTCGAAGCCGGAAGATGGATCTTGCAGGAAGTGATGAAAAGTGGTTATAATCTACAACAGATACTTGGTGAGGTGGAAGGCGTTCCAACATCATCAATGGATATGGGAGCAATTACGCGGATAATTCAAGAGCAACTTCAGCCAATTACATCGAAGTTTCAGGAGCAGGAGAGTGCAACACAAAGTGCAACTGATAATCAGAGAAATGCTGAAAGGTTTATCGCAACTCATGAGTATGCGGATCTTCATATTGATCCAATTGTAAATCTTATGAAGCAAAATCCTCAAATGTCTTCAGAGAGAGCCTATTTTGAGGTAAGACAGTATGCGCAAGCAAATAGTCTTGATTTTAGTCAACCACTTGGCCCACAAATTGAAGCAAGGCGCAATGCAGGGACTAATGTACCAACTCAGCCTAACCGTGTAATGCCTAATGGCAATGCAGCGAGTACGACAGAGACTCAAAAGCCAGATACATCTAGTGCTGATGATGATTGGGATTCTATTATCAATCAATCAATGTTTGATGCAGGTATGCAATAAGATATCTGTATTGAATAAAGTGAGGACTTAAAATGGCTAGTGTAACAATTGCTACCGTATTACACTCCACTCTCACGAAAAGTCGTAAGAAGCTGATTTTGGCAAGCATTAAAAGTAATGCGTTGCAAGCATGGGCATTTGCGACCAATCGTGTCGAGTATGAGGACGGTGGTCATGAGATATCAAACCCGCTAACTATCGGACGTAACCCGAACGTAACCAGTTATGAATACTACGATACTCTGCCAATGGCACAGACGGATGAATTCACAACTGCTACTTACGATTGGTCACGCGTTGCAGGTAGTTTAATTATTTCCGATCAGGAACAGGATGAGAATACTGGACGTGCTGCGATTTTCAAATTGCTTAAAGGCAAAATGGAAGTCTTGGAAGAAAGTATTAAAGAGAAATTCTCTACTTATCTATATGGTGCTGGTGCCGGTAAAGATCCATTGGGTCTTACTGCATTAATACCTGATGATCCTACATTGGGAACACTTGGCGGTATCAGTCGTGTTGCTGAAACACAGTGGCGTCCATCTTC